AACTCAATCAGAAAATTTAAGAGAATTTATTTATCAACAAGCTACTTATTGTTTACTAGACTTCACTATCATAGGTGGGCGCTTTGCTCTAGTTCCTGCTGTTCCGCATAATAAAGATAATTATGGATACCCTACTCGTATAAACACAACAAAACCTCCAGAAATAAAAGCATTATTTACTGATGGAAATACAAGAAATTTAAAAGTTTCATTCTTATCTCCAGAAGAAAGACAATTATTTCAAGCCAAAGTTCTATGGAGAAAAGAAAAATTTAATGGATTTCCAGAAACAAAAGTTTTTGAGATTAGGCTTTCAGATGCCCAAGGCGGATCAGATAAATCTCCACGGGAGGTGTTTGATATGTCTGTTTTTTGTACCTCACAAAATCATGCAGAAATGTTTGCTAAATATGCTTTAAGAGTGAGGCAGAAAGTTGATCATGGAATTAAATTTGAGACAACTCCACAGGCAGCAATGAATTTAATACCAGGGCAGCATTTTCGATTTTACAGCGAGGCCACTCATACCAGTCGTTTTGCTAATGGTGTAATTACTGATTCAGGGGTTGTACAATCACAATCAATAATCACAAATGGAACTCCTATTTATTATTGGAAGCCTGGAGATGAAGAAGTACATGGACCCGAAAATATTGTTATTAAAAATGATTTGGCTGGTTCTACTTTTAGGGGTTGTGTTTTTACAGTAGCTCAGACAGATGTTTCTGATCGTGTTTATAAATTAGAAAGTTTGACTTATTCAGAAGAAGGCTTTGTTGAAATAGCAGGAAGTTATGAGCCTTTAACAAGCACAGGAGGCTTAGCTGTTTTAGACTGGAATAATCAAGAAGACTTTGTGATTCAAGCTAATTAAATGGCTCAAATACAATTCCCTGCTTTAGTGCCAAGTGGTAGAAGTTTCAGCCCTGGGTCATATCCAGAAGCAGTTTTTGAAGCCCAAAATGGTTCAAAAAGTTTTATACGTTATGGAAATAAACCCGTTAATGCAACCCTTAGTTTATCCTTTTCAAATATCAGTGATGATGATGCAAACTCAATATTAACTGCTTATTTTGATAGTGAATCAGTTGCAGAAAATTATATAAATATAAGCTCTAAAGCTCTAGCCGGAATACAGTATTCTCCTTTAGATTCAGCTTTATCTCAAAGGATTGGTCAATACGACACTGGTCTGAGATGGAGGTTTAGCGGCCCTCCAGAATATTCAAGTGTGTTTCCAGGTGTGGCAAATGTTAGCTGTTCTTTTGTGGCTTGCCTCGATGGTGACTAGAATGCTTTTATTAGTGTTCTGCCTCCTTAGCCGAAATGTCAGGTTTTTATTCAGGTCAAGACGGCCAGCTTTATGTTAATGACAATAAAGTGGCGAAAGTTCGGTCTTGGTCTTTAACTGTTAATCAAGCAATTCTTGAAACTGTTTCTCTAGAAGATACTGATAGAACGCTATTGCCTGGCCTGAGGAGCGTTAGCGGTGGCTGTAGTCTTTATTACTATCAAGAAAATGCTGGAGCTGGAACAGCAGCGGGAGGCATCACAACATTATTAAACAATATGATTACAGCTAATGGTGGGAGTGGAGGAGAACAAGGAGGAGGAACGAAACCAACAGTTAAATTTAAACTAAAAGTTGATGATGGAAGCACAAACGGAAGATATACAGAATTTTATGCCTATTTGACAAGTCTTTCTATGACAAGTGCAACAGGTGAAGTATTAGCTGCTGATGTAAGTTTTGAAGTTCATGGAGCTGTTACAGGTCTTGCTCTATAGATGACTATTTATTTTGGGACTACTGGAATAGTCGAATTAAAAAGAAATTCAGGTAGGGCTTTTAAGTCAAATCTGGACCCTGCTGATGTTAATACGACAAAAAAAAGATTCTCTGTTGATTTCGTTGATGGAGCAATTCTTACAGGTGACCAGATAAAAATAGAAACAGACGATGGATCAAATCTAGAACTTGTATCAGGTCATAGCCATCCTGATGGGCGTTGGTATGTCTATGTTGATGATGCTGGAGGAATGCGTTTATATAGCACTTTTTCGGCTTCCCTTACTGGCGCGACTGGGGAGGCTTTAACATTAGTTACTCCTTCATCTGCAAAAGATATAAAAATTTCTACATCTAATTCTAGATATAGGAATCTTGCAAAAATCAAGGAATTTGAGATTCAAACTGAGCGCGAGAATATTGATATAACATTATTAGGAGATGAGTTTAGGAAAAGATATGACAGAGGAATGATTTCAGGTCAAGGCAGTCTTGATTGTATTTGGGAGCATAAAACTGATCCATGCAGTGATGGAGATACAATGCCAGAGTTTCCAGTATACCTAGCTCAATTAGCCGTAAGAATACAACAAGGCTCAGACTTTGATTCCCGATTCTATATTTACCATGAGCCTAGTGCCTCCCAAAATAGTGTCTGGTATGAATCAACTTGTTTAATTAATAATGTTGCTGTTAATGTTCCAGCCGCTGGAGTCATAGAAGCAAAGATTGATTTTATAACTTCTGGGCCAATAGTTTTAAAAACTGGATTGCCTGATGCTTATCTATTGCAGGAGAATACAGATAGGATTCTTCAAGAAGATGGAACACCAATTCTATTAGAAGATCCAACCTCTTAATATGTATATAGTTACGCTTCCTGAGGGATACTGTCAGAATGGTTTTATCTGATGGAGCAATTAAAAACTAATGGCTGATCTTCAAATTACGCAACTCCCAAGCATTGCTTCAGGATCTGTTGCCGCGACTGACCCCCTGGCCCTGGCTGATGTCTCAGGAAGTCAAACAGTAAAAGTTACTGTTAAAGATTTAGTTGCAAGAGGTGTTGCTGTTATTGATGCTGGGACGATTCCAGCAACTTCTTTAAGTTATCCATTAACAGCCGACTCAATTGTTACTGCCTCAATTCTGGATTCAAATGTAACCAATGCGAAATTGCAGCATTCAAGCATTAGCCTGGGCGGTTTGAATCTGGTTTTAGGGTCAACAGATGCAACTCCAGCTCTGGACCTGACCGATGCAACAAATTATCCAACTAGTTCTTTAAGTGGAACAATAACAAACGCTCAATTAGCCGGATCAATTGATAATGCAAAACTATCAAATAGTTCTATAAGTTTAGCGGGTGTCAGTATTAGTTTAGGCGGGACTTATGCGACTCCAGCCCTAGATTTAACTTCAGCAACAAATTATCCAACTAGTTCTTTAACTGGAACAATTACGAATGCACAGTTAGCAGGTTCAATTGCAACTTCTAAATTAGCTACTCCTGCTATTTCTTTGGGAACAGTCTCAATAAGCCCTGGTGGAATTGACGCTACTCCTGCATTTGATTTAACTGACGCAACAAATTATCCATGCTCCAGCCTTACAGGTAGCATTACAAATGCACAATTAGCGGGAAGTATTACGGGATCTAAGTTGACAGATGGAACAATAACTTCAACTCAATTGGGTACAAATAGCGTGACAAGTGTAGAGCTGGCAAATAATGCTTGTGATACTGCGGCCATTGAAAATTTGGCGGTCACTGATGGAAAAATTAATGATGTATCAGGAACAAAAGTTGCTGCTGGAACAATACCAGCAACGGCCTTAAATACTGCGAATATTGATAGAGGGTTAAACGTAAGTTCAAATAATATTGGAATTGCCAATGCTGTAACAGGCGGGGCATCCAGCCGTAATGGGATCACCTACACGGCGCAGGGACTTATTAGTTCCACTTCTGCCCTAGTACCAAGCGATTTGCCTGAAGCGGAAGTTGCTGCAATTGGAGCTGTTTCTGTTCCAGCGGCTGGGGGCTTATCTGTTACAAATTTAGGTGCGCTCAGTATTGCAAATTCTATAAGTGCGGTAACTATTAGCGGCCTGACATTTAATACATTTGGCCAATTAACTTCTAGCGCTGCTATTTCAGGATCAGATTTACCTGTAGCTACTGCCAGCGTTATTGGAGCAATGAAAGTTCCAACAGCATCTGCACCTTTAGCAGTGGATGGAAATGGTGTTCTTTCTTTAACTGATTCAGGGGCAACTGCTGGTACTTATGGCAAAGTAACTATTTCGGCAAAAGGCATAATTACAGCAGGAGCTGATTTGGCTGCCTCTGATATTCCTGTTTTAGATGCTAGTAAAATAACCACTGGACAACTTGGGACAGCTAGGATTTCAGATGATGCAATTACAATGGATAAACTTGGCAGCAATGCCATCTCGTTTATTCAAGAGGCTCAACCTGATATCACTAACACACCTACAGGGGTTTATTGGCTTCAGGAATCTACAGGGCAGTTAAGAATATTTAATGGGAATAGTTGGTTCTCTGTTGGATTTGGTCGATTAGCAGAAGAGAACCTCAGATTTTGTGGAACTTTTAATGCAACTAATGGTCTTATTGTTAACTTAACGACCTTTGGAACGAGCGCAGGATTTACAGCAGGAAATGCCATTCCTGCAGGTACTGCAAGCCTTACGGGAACCTATTTTGTATGTACTACCCCGGGAAATGGAACTTCAGTTGTTAGCGGGACATCATTCGACGTAGGTGACTGGGCCATGTGTATTGGTGCGACAGGTTGGCAGAGAGTTGATACATTATCTGGCCCTGGAAGTGTTTCAGCTTTGGATGATTTATCTGATGTCACCATTGCATCTCCTACCGCTGGCCAGTTCTTTGAATATGCGGCTGATGGTCAATGGAAAAACGTTTCTGTAATTAGTGGCGGTACTTATTAGATAAGAAGCTAAGATAAAACCATCCTGAATAGGATTACTCCTCCTTAAGAGTATTGCTTGCATAAGCTTTGAACTATGGCCATTAAAATCAAATTAAAAAACAGCGTTACTCAAGACGCTGTACCAACTGGGACACATCTCCCAGAAGTTGGTGAATTAGCAGTAAATGCAAATATCAACAGCATTGGCGGCTATATGCGAGCCAGTGATAACAGCATTGTAAAAATATTTGGTCCAGGTTCAGTTTCAACTCCAGCAGCATCAACAACAGTTTCTGGAATTGCAGAATTAGCAACCTCAGCAGAGACAACTACAGGAACAGATACGGCAAGAGTTTGTACTCCAGCAGGTGTTAAGGCTGTTACTGATGCAGAGAGAACAACATCAAATAGTACATACTTAGCTCTTGCAGGAGGGACTTTAGTTGGAGTTTTACAGGCTACGGCTGGAAGTAATTCGGCTCCTGCTATTCACTTTGGCGATACAGATTCAGGAATCTATGGCGGTACAAATACAGTTTCTTTGGCCGCTGGTGGCACCCAAGGTTTAACGCTTAATAGTTCTGCTGAAGTAAATATTCCTACAAAATTAGGAATAGGAATTGCTAATCCTACACATCTAATTCATGTTTCAAATGCGACAACTCCAAGAATTGTTGTTGAAGATACAACTAATAATGTTCAGGCTCAATTAGGTGCTGACAATTCAGTTGCAAGGATTGGTACAAGTTCAAACCATGCAGTTAGTTTTAGGATAAATGATACTGAAAAAGCTCAGTTAGATACTTCAGGCCGTTTGCTTATTGGTCATAGTTCTAGTATTGGTCAACATGCAGTTATACAGTCACATACAACTAGCACAGATACATTTGCAGGATTTAAGTACGGAGCTAATAGCAATCCCAATATTATTAGACTTGGAAAATCAAGAAATGCTTCTATTGGTGGCAATACAATTCTTCAAGAAAATGATGAAATAGGAAGACTTATTTTCTCAGGTGCATCTGGCCCAGATTATAACGATTCTGCTTTTATCTCTTGCTTTGTAGATGAAGCACCTGGCGCTGGGAGTGATATGCCAGGGAGGTTATCTTTCTGGACCTCTGATAATGGGAGCGCAGTGCCAGAAGAAAGATTCACTATAAAGAAAGATGGGTTATGCGGTATAGGTACCGTAAATCCAGGTACAAAGCTTGAAATTGCTGACTCGACTGCTTCATCTGATTTAGTTTTATTAACTTTAAATGCTAGCGCTGGAGCTGGTAATTCAAATTGTTCTCTTAGATTTGAAGGAAATAGTGGAACTAGTTCTGTAACTGAAATAAAACATAAAACAACTGGAAATTTAGTTTTAAGAACTTATGGAGGCGGCCAGTTAAATGATGTACTTACTGTTGATAGTAATCAGAGAGTAGGTATAGGTGTTACAAATCCAGGTGAATTACTATCTTTAAAACATGCTACTTCTGACACAGTATTAGATCTTGAATGTATTGCTGCCAATGATGGGACAACAGGAAACATAATTAAATTTAGAGGTAAAGGTGCTAATGGAGTGTCATATCACGCGTCACAAATAAAAGGTATTACTGAAAATGCTGCTAATAATGCTGGATTATTATCATTTTGGACAAATAACGCAGGAACAGTGGGAGAAAAAATGCGTCTAGATTCAGCAGGTAGATTAGGTTTAGGCACAATAAATCCTGCTAAAGAGATCCATATTGGGGCAATTGGTGGTGATGATGTCAACTCAATAAGAATTGATGGAACTAATAATAATTCTGGCGGGGAAGTACACCGATTTGTTATTGAAAATCAAGGATCTTCTGCATTAGTTAATTTTAAAACAAGTGCTGCTAATAGTAATGAAACCACAAAGTTAACTATAAATTCTATTACTGGAAAAATTGGTATAGGTACAACATCGCCTACTACTAAATTACACATCTACGATTCAACTGAGGATACTCCTTTCTATCTGGATAGTGGAAACGCTAATGGAGCGCACATGCGTTTCTTACAAGGTTCCACTGTTAAGCATTATTTAGGATGTGGAGGCGGTATAAGTCTTGGTGATAAAGATGATTTTGCTATTAGAGCTACAGACAATTTATTTTTAGCTTCTGGTAATACATCAACAGCCAGATTAACCATTGATGCTGCGGGGGAGATAGGTATAGGTACAACATCGCCTACTGGGATACATAACTTAGCCAAGGTTTTAGAAATATCTGGTGGGGACGGTGGTGATCTTATTATTGGAAATAACGCATCTCCA